TGGAAAATTGATGGCATTTCGTAGACTTCCAATGGCAAAAATGTCTCCAAAAGGTATGTACCTAGCATTAAACGATTGGTATCATTCTATAGAAGATGAATTAGACTATGGTGATGATAGTGTCAATTTAAAGAAAAAGTATCAACGTTCAGTAGAAGACCTTTATGAACTTTGGGAAGAAGTTGGATTTAAACTAAAAGATTATATGTGGGCTTCTGGATATAATGTTAAGGGAATCGGTCAGATGGCAAAGATAGGTTTTTCCGCTGAAAAGAGAACAGATCCAGAATGGTTGAAAATGAATGTTGAAGTAGACGAACTAAACGACGAGCATAACAGAATGCGTGAATTAGCTGGTTTAAGATAATCAGCTAATTTTCTAACTAAACCCAAAAAAACCAAAAAACCCCACAAATACCATTTGACAGGCTAAGTAAAAGAGTGTATAATACTAATATGTATTGCACACTTAGGCAAATACTAAAACAAAACATAGGCACTTATAGGAGGCATTAAACTATGGCATCATTAGCAGAAATCCGAGCGAAGCTCAAAGAACAAGAATCAAAGTCAAACGGTAATAACCGTAGCGGCGGCGATAACGCAATCTACCCATTTTGGAATATTAAAGAAGGTGAAAGTACAACTTTCCGATTCCTTCCTGATGGTAACGCAGATAACACTTTTTTCTGGGCAGAACGTTTGATGATCAAACTTCCGTTCGCAGGTGTTAAAGGCGAAACAGACTCACGTCCAGTACAAGTACAAATTCCGTGTATGGAAATGTACGGAGATACGTGCGATATTTTGAACGAAGTACGTGGATGGTTTAAAGACGCAAGTCTTGAAGACATGGGTCGTAAGTATTGGAAGAAGCGTTCATACGTATTCCAAGGCTTTGTTACTGAGAACCCACTTGGTGACGATACTCCCCCAGAGAACCCAATTAGACGCTTTATTATTGGACCACAAATTTTCCAAATTATTAAAGCGGCTCTTATGGATCCAGACATGGAAGAATTACCAACAGATTATACTGCTGGTGTAGACTTCCGTCTTAATAAAACTAGTAAAGGTGGATATGCAGACTATTCAACATCTAATTGGGCTCGTAGAGATCGCCCACTAAGTGATGCTGAAATGAATGCAGTTAACACACATGGTTTGTTTAACTTTACAGACTTCCTTCCTAAGAAGCCGGACGAAGTAGCCCTTAAGGTTATGAAAGAAATGTTTGAAGCGTCAGTAGACGGTGAAGCATACGATCCGGATCGTTGGAGCAGCTACTTCCGTCCAAGCGGAATGCAAGCTCGAACAGGTGATCCAACTAAGACTGCATCACCAAATGCAACGGCTGTTAGCCAAAGTGCTCCTGTAGCAGCTCCTGTAGCAGCTCCTGTAGCACAAGCAACTGCGCCCTTTGAAGCAGATGTAGCAGTAGCAGAAGCAGCTATTGTAGCACCTGTAGCAGCTCCTGTAGCTGACACTGGCGACAAAGCAGCTGACATTCTTGCAATGATTCGTTCACGACAATCAAGCTAAGATAAAATGGGGGAGAAATCCCCCATACTATTTCTATTAGGAGAAACTATGGCTAAATCATTTGATGTTAGTAAGTTCCGTAAGGACTTGACTAAAAGTATCTCAGGCATGAGTACTGGATTTAACGATCCTACTGATTGGATCAGTACAGGATCATATGCACTAAACTATCTTATCTCAGGAGACTTTCATAGAGGAGTTCCGCTAGGTAAGGTTACTGTGTTTGCAGGTGAGTCAGGAGCAGGTAAGAGTTATTTCTGTGCTGGCAACATTATCAAACACGCACAAGAGCAAGACATCTTTGTAGTACTAATTGACACAGAGAATGCACTTGACGAAAGTTGGCTACAAGCATTACAAGTAGACACAACTCCGGAGAAGTTGCTCAAGCTAAACATGTCAATGATTGATGATGTGGCAAAAACTATCTCAACATTTGTTAACGACTATCGTGCAATGGACGAAGAAGACCGTCCTAAAGTATTGTTTGTAGTTGATTCGTTGGGTATGTTACTAACACCTACTGACGTTGATCAGTTTAACAAGGGTGATATGAAAGGTGATATGGGTCGTAAGCCTAAAGCATTGACTTCACTTGTTCGTAACACAGTTAACATGATTGGCTCATTGAACGTTGGACTAGTATGTACTAATCATACATATGCATCGCAAGATATGTTTGACCCAGATGATAAAATTAGTGGTGGCGCAGGCTTTATCTATGCATCAAGTATTGTTGTTGCAATGAAGAAGATGAAGTTGAAAGAAGATCTAGACGGCAATAAGATCTCAGAAGTTATGGGTATACGTGCCGGCTGTAAAGTAATGAAGACTCGTTATGCAAAACCGTTTGAAGGTGTGCAAGTGAAGATTCCTTATGAAACTGGTATGAATCCTTATAGCGGGCTAGTTGAATTGTTTGAGAAGAAGAACTTGTTAGTTAAGCAAGGTAATCGACTTAGGTATACTAATCTAGCAGGCGAAGAGCAGATCGAATATCGTAAGCAATGGCTAGGTCCTAAACTTGATTTGATTATGTCAGAGTATGATGAAAAAATGGCACCTGTGGTAAATACCGCTGAGGTCGATGAAGAGCTAATTGACGAAAATCAAATTGAGGAGACAACTATAAATGACTGAAGAACAAATAGTGGAAGTATGGAGTTTATTTAAAGAATATATCGACAAAAAGCAGATAGAAATAGCTGCTGAAAAGTATGTAGATATGCTTGCTGATTACGGTGTTGGTGATGATATACTAACATCAATATTAGGATCGAGTGGTTCTTTAGATGAAGCAATAAACTATTATCTTGATTCAGATGAAGACGCCGACGAAGATGAAGAATATGATGAGAGCTACTAATGGGTTGGTATAGTGAAGTCTCGAGAGATGTATCTAAAATTTCTGATGCAGTAATGCATTTTGAAAACGAATTACAAGATGCAAAACAAGAGGTAAAACTTAAAGGAAATGTTGAACGTGCTGCGGCAGAAATGCCCGGTATCGTTGAGCATCGATTTAACCAACTACAAGAAATAGAAGCTATACTTCATTATTTGAATATTGAGCTACGTAGGTTACGTAGCTCATTTTTTAAAAAGTATCTTGAAAACTATCAAAGAGCATTATCAAGTCGAGATGTTGAAAAGTATGTTGATGGTGAAAGAGACGTTGTTGACTACGAAAAGATTATTAATGAGTTTGCGCTTATGCGTAACAAGTGGCTTGGTCTGCTTAAAGGGTTAGATCAGAAACAATGGCAAATTACTAACGTAGTAAAACTTAGAGTAGCAGGAATGGAAGATGCCAGTCTATAGAGAATATCACGGCTGGATAACATTAGATTACGATATTAGTGTCAAATCTGCTAAACGGCAATCTGCTGGTAATATTGATGACTATCAATTAGATGAATTAAATGGTGCATTATCGTTTTGCAAAAACTTTAGAACTGCAATAGATATCGGTGCCCATATTGGTATGATTTCTAATCAGTTAAGTAAACGATTTGAAACTGTTGAAAGTTTTGAAATTGATACAGATGTATTTGAATGTTTGAAACAAAATATGCAAAGTAAATGTACTAATGTAAATATATATAATTTTGGTATTGGCGACAATGAAAGAAGTGTTGACTTACGTAAAACTGCAAAAACATTTAGCACACACGTAGTACATGACTCGGTTGGTAATTACAAGATTAAATCTTTAGACCAATTAAATTTTGAAAATATTGACTTTATTAAAATTGATGCTGAAGGCTTTGAGCCGTTGATTGCTAACGGAGCATTAGCAACTATTGAAAAACATAAACCTATTATCTTATATGAACGCAAACAACATCCCCAACGCTATGGGTACGAAAGAGATTCTTTTTTAGAAATACTAAAACCTCTTGGATATACTATGTTACGTAAATTAGGACGTGGCGAAAAGAATGCCGTAATTGGTGTTGCATAGCTCCTCTAGATAATAATTATATATACAAGGAGGACATATGTATACCATTGTCACAAGTCTTAATCAAAAATACTGGGATGAAACTTCCAAAATAAACATTCAAAGCTGGGCGCAATTTTTACCACCAGAAGTGAAAATTGTAATGTATTCAGAAGACACTATCGAACTTGATTCACTTAAAGATAGGGTTACAGTTAAAGACATCTACTCTGCTTGTCCTAAATTACTAGATTTTAAAAATGCACATAAAGATGATCCGCATTATAATGGCGATGCTCCTGTTAAAGAAACAAAAAAGTTTAAATGGAATGCAATAAAATTTGCACACAAAACTTTTCCAATATTTGAAGAAGCTAAAGTATGTAATACAAATTATCTTATTTGGTTAGATGCTGATGTGCTTATGCACGATTATATTACTATGCCTTGGCTAGCTGATTTATTCCCCGCAAAATCATGTATCTCATATCTTGGCAGGCCGTCAAATACTAAAACAGCATATGATGAATGCGGGCTAATGGGATACAATTTAAAAACTCCATTAGTAAAGACATTTTTAGCAGCATACGAAGAATATTATGAAGGTAATAATTTAGATGAATTAAGAGAAACACACGATAGTTGGATCTTTTTTCAATTACGATTAAGTTATGAAGCTGGCGGATTTGAAGGATTTAAAAACTTGAATCCTACTCCAGTAAACAATAAAAGTCCTTTCAACAATAGTGGTATAAATCAATATATGGTTCACTGCAAAGGCAAAGGTAAAGAAAAACTACATAATAAATTTTTAAAACGTTTTAGTATACAGAGTTCATAATGCATATACTAATAGCATGTGATCAAAAGTACTATGATAAATGGGGTATAGAACTTTTAAAAAGCACTAGATATTATAACCCAAGTAGTTGGTTAAATATACATTGTCATATAGTAAATCCTAGTCTAGGCTTTGAACAAGTAAAAGACGTTGACTATACAACAGAAAAATATGACAACCCGTCTATAGAATATTTACAAGGTGCAAGATTTTTAGTAGCATCTGATAAATTACCAACTGAGCAAGTAATGATATTAGATGCTGATACTGTATGTACTAGAGAATTTTTACAACAGGACTTTGACGTTGTAACGTCTAACGTTACAGTATTAAAACATCACAAACAGTTTGCATTGCATCCTTGGCTATGCGGACTAGTTACTCTAGGCACTGGAAACTTTAGACATGAGTTTGCTGATAAATTATCTAGCTTACCTGTTAGCAGTTGGACGTATGGGCATGATCAAGATGTGCTCAATAGCCTATCAGACAAGTATAGTTTTAACAAAGCGCCATCAGAATGGATATGCATGGGTAAACAAAATCTAGAAAGTGTATTCCTTACGTTGAAGGGCGACAAACATAAACTTAATCCTAAATACACAAATCAATTCGAAAGGTATAAATTTTAATGACTGAACAACTAGCACCACACTTAGGCGGACACATGAATAAAACACACGTGGACGCAGGCGCCCTTGAATGGCTAATCTCTAACGGAGTAAAAAGCTTTTTAGATATTGGCTGCGGCCCGGGCGGCATGGTTGAACTAGCAACTGAAAAGGGACTAACAGCACTTGGCATAGATGGTGATCATACTAGTACTAGATTTAATATTGAATCTTTTATTATACATGATTATACTACAGGGCCAATTGTAGTAGAAGACAAGTATGATGTAGTATGGAGTGTAGAATTTTTAGAACATGTAGAAGAAGAGTACATGCCAAACTATATGAGAACATTCCAGTGTGCAAAATCAGCAGTAGTTACATATGCTCCTCCTGGATGGAACGGTCATCATCATGTTAATTTGCAAGAAGAAGATTACTGGATTGCAAAATTTGAAGAATATGGATTCAAATTAGATCGACAAAAAACTAATATACTAAGACAGCAATCAACTCTTAACTTAGGTAA